TAGTTTACCTGTTGTCAAAAACCATTTACCTATTCTTTCGGCTTGATACTTAGAAGTTATTCCAAAGCCTAATATTTCTTTTTCTATTAAACCGTATTTTTTTATTAATGTAGAATCTTCAACATAGACTACTTTATCTTTAAAATTATCTGTTTTGTCTAAATACGATACTTTAGCAACCGAATATGAAGATTCTAAATTAGAAGAGCTATAATTAAAAATACCCTCTTTTACGTTTGAATTTGTAAAAACATAAGAAGTAGCTTTTTTCACATCTGTATTTAAATTTAAAAGACCATTTTTAAAATAAAAAATACCTCTAAAGACAGACGATAAATCACTTAATATTTTCAATCCTTCTGTGGCTTCATTTATATAGATATTAGCAGAAAATCTAGGTTCTAAAAAATCTCCATATTCTGGATGTTTTACAACACATTTTCCAGACGCTACATTTAAAGAGCTATCAAAAATCTTTTTATTTCTAAAAGATAACGATATGTTTTCAGCGGTAGAATCATATGTATTTATTGAATTTGATATATTATTTAAATACGATATAGCAAAGCTTTTAGCGTTATCTTCTGTATTTAAAACTTCAGGATTCCCAACGATATACTGCTTTAAAGAATCATAAAATCTACCAGAATTATCAGATTCAATAAATTTTCTAATACCAAAATCATTACATAACTTTATTTTTACTGTATTTCCTACTTTTGTTACTGACAATATAATTTTTTTAAAATTTATATTTATATTTTCATCAAGATTATTCTTTATATTATATAAATATATTATGCTTTTTTCTGGGTATCTAGTTTGTAATGTATTTAAAGCCTCAATTGAAGTAAAAGTTATTGTATTGTAATCTGTTTGATTTAATTGTATTTTATTATCGAAAGTGAATTCATCTTCTTTATATTTGGTTCCAGCATTAGTAATAACTAATTCATCACAAAATTTAGATATTTTATATAACTCCCATTTATTTAAATCTTTTTCAGACATTGATGATTTAGCTAAACCATATCTACTATTTATACATAAATCATAAAAAATCCAAGCCGGATTATCAGTCCATTTTAATAATTTACTAAAATCTCCGCTCCAATCCTCATCGTATTGTCTAGCATCAGAGTCATAATTATTTGGGACTTTTACTTTTAATAATTTACAATCAAAACTTCTAACCGGAATATTAGCAAAGTGTTTAGCGCTAATTGTATTTTGACAAACCGCTGAATAAGGATAAGAAAACGCATAATCTACTCTTTCAACTATAGAATCTATTGAGAAACTTCTAGAATTATTACTTAATGTTCTATTTTTTGAACCAATTGCGGTCAATCTTTTTTCTACACTATACACATTTATTAAATATTCTGGAGGATTTCCAGATAAATTAGCTTCTCTCTTAAATTGTATTTGAATTGGTATTACAACAGGATTTCCTTTTGCAACAAAGTAAGATTGATAATAAAAATATGTTGTAGTTTTTTCTGTAACATTAGTAACCGATAATATAAAACGAATATTATTTCCACAAGTTTCTCCTTTTCCTCCTATATAAAAGCATGTATCTATTTTTACATTTACAGTCGCTGAAGTTATATATTTATTTTTTACATAATGAGAAAAGCTTCTCGCTTTATTTTTTAAATATATTAATTGTTGATATAATGGATTAGAAGTTAAATCAGAAAACTGTTCTCCTATATACGATTTATCTAAATTATTAAAACTAGCTATATTTGGATCTTGATCTAAATCGTAAACTTTAGAATCATAAGAGTAGACACTGCTTGATATATCATTAAAATTGTTTACTTCATTTCCTAAAGTTAAATTAAAATTAGCTGCTGTTAAATTTAATAAATTTGTGTTTTTATCTTTTACTGAAATATCGTTGTAATAAATACCATAAGCTAATGAAGAATTTCTATTTTTAACCGTAGAATTCAAATCAAGCAAATTTAAAATATTACCATCTTTATCTACCAAACCTTCAATAGGCCCTTCACATAAAAGATCATTGCTTTCATAAAAAGATTCTGTATCTAAAGTCGCATCTGCTGTTATAAAAGAAGATGCATATGATATCGTAGAAACTAAATCATTTTCTATAAATATTTTAACTACATCGGTTTTAGATGAGGAAGCGCTTAAAGAAGATGTGTTTATTAATGAATTTGGATTTGAACTATTAGAACCCTGCTGAACCTGGCTTGAAGCTCCAATACTTTGCGGAATATCTCTTTCCATGTCTTCCGTTAATCTTACTGGATATATTGAATTCGCGCCCATAAATTAATTATTATTAATTTTATTTGTTAATATTACATCATTGGCAACAACAATACTTCCTATTTTTAATCTTCCATAACCTATAGGAATTGACACGTTTCTTTTAGTTACGTTTTCATAACCAGAAAAGAGTCTTGAATTATTTTTAATATCTTTTGGGGCTTTTGGAGTCATTAAACTGGTTATTAACATTGAAATTCCTGTCGATATCGCTATCAAAAGAATAGCAATTAATATATCAATACCAAGTGTTGATCCCAATATCAATGGAACAACCTCTATTTTCGAATCTTTTTTTAATATTGGCGAATTAAAATATTCATGAGCTACTGGTTTATCATCAACATATATGATAAAGTGTGTTAAATATTCCTGAAAATTACCCAAAGCTTCTAACAATTTTCCACTATTAGCCTCAATAGCTTCAAATGCTTCAAAAACAGTTTTGACATTTAAATGCCATTCTGTTTTCACATAGTTTTCGAAAATACCATGTAATTTAATATTAACCATATATTATATTAATTTACACTTCTTTTCTTTAAAGATGTTTTGTTTAATATCATAGATAATCATATTTAAATTATGATATTTTTGATAAAACAAATCAACGTTAGAAAAATCAAAGCTTTCAGGATGACTATGAAAATAGTATAAAATTGTGTAATTATTTTTTATTTGCAAGTAATCTTTAGGAGAAACTAAAACGTGATTTTGTTTTTCTGGGTGTTTATTATCGACTGGAATGAATTTAATTACCGAGTCTTTTTCTACAATAAACCCACAAACCTCTTCATTAGCATTTTTATTAGAATAAGATCGCAATTCATCATGTATTTCAGGTTTTAGATTCATTGTTATATGGAAAGGTAGCTGGAAAAGCCCCAAATGGTAAATACGGTTTATCTTTAGTTAAATTAACATTATCATTGAATCTTAATCTACACCCTCTTAAAGTACGCGAGCATTTATCTTGTTTCCAAACGTCAGTATTTTGCGAAGGATATTTATTTACATTATTAATTATGCAAACAAAATAATTTTTTGGTTTGTTTAAAGAAACTATTTCCGATTCATCGTTTTCTAAATTAGCGTTAGAAACAGCATCTACATAAATAAAATCTCCAACCACATAAGAAGTGGTAGCCAACCATTCATTTTTATATGTTAAGCTCGTTAAATTATAACTGCCATTATAAGGTAAATCATATAAATCTCCTGAATTAGTGCTATTCGCTTTTTTAACAAAAACTTTATCATTTTCATCAGCAACTGGCGCTCCTAAATAACCGTTGAAACCACCCCCTATTGTTACTGGCAATTTAGGCCCTGAATAATCTCTATTATTTCCATAATTACATCCATAACATCTATAATTCCACGAACAGGTATCATTAGTAATTTTTCTTGCAGGAATAGATAATGATTCAACATCGACTTTTGTTGTTAATTCCAACTCTACTAAATTTAAATTTTCTGCAATCTTTGCGTTTACCACAAACCTATCAAACGCTATATAAGTATTAAAACTAGATATTCCATATGGGTTAATGTTATTTTCAAAATTACTAACGTCTAAATCTTTAGCTAATATTTTTTTTCTATTAAAATTTTTACCTATAAGATCGTTTCTGTCTTGCAACACTTTAGAAAAATAATTATTTATATTACCGATTTGCAATTTAGGTCTACTTTGCCTACCGTCCGAGGAGGTTTCATAAGAAGAGAACTCACAAGGTATAAAAATATATTCTTTATTTTGGAAAAATAAATTTTTGTTAAAATTCTTAGACCCATGAAATCTTAAATACCCTTCGTTAGATTCCAATTCTATTTCAAATAAATCTAATATTACATAATTATTAAGTTTAAATAAAGTGTTCATTATAATGATGATATTTTACCAGCTAAATTAAAAATATTTGGAAACCTAACTCTATCAGTAATATTTAAATAAGAATTCGAAGCTATTCCTGTAAATAATTTCATATAACTTTGCAATAAATGATTATTAACTTTTCTATTTTCATCATTAAATAGAACTCTATTATAACATAAAATATCAAAAAAACTAGTAGACATTGCAGTGTCGTTATTTTCTAATCTAAATGTTGTAGATAATATTTCTGAAATAAAGTTATTTATATTTCTTGCTGATGATTCTGTACTAAAATTTAAATCATAAAAAGTATGCAATTGCCCGTTTACGTATATTGTATAAACCGATCCAGTTCTTTTTATATTTAAAATAAATGGATATATTGTGAAAGAACTAGTGTTCAAACATTTAGATAATTGATAATATGAATTTTCAGCCCCTTTATTGAATAAAAAGAAATCTTTTGGCGCTTCATTATTAATTTGAAAATTGTACAATAAAGAAGTGAAAAAATTAAAAGTATTAGAC